ATACTATATTATTGCTAATAAAGAAGCAATAATGGCGAATATTCGTAAGAAAAAATTAAGTAAGTAATGAAAAGTTTCTTTCAGTTCATATCAGAAGCAACTTCTGCATCAGACCAAGCTCAGCGTCTTGGGTTGCAGGGTGACGGGCACGGTGGTTGGTATGATAGAAGAACTAATGAGTTTGTTGCCAAGACCGAAGGTGGAAAGTTAAAGTTTTATAATAAGCGTCAGAGAGTAGGAAAGGACCCAAATCAAACCCCACACGAAAAGGATGTTCCTTCACCGAGTTATAATGACCCAAATGCTCAACAGCAACCCCAACCCCAAGCAGAACCCCAACCGGAACCTGCTCCAGAGCAACAACCGGTAGCACAGGAACCACAACAACCTGTAGAAACTCCTCCACCAGTTCCTAAGACCAAAGGAACTCTTACGATTGCTTTTGGTCGTTTTAATCCTCCTACGGTCGGGCACCAGCAATTAATGGATGTTGCTGCTGCTTCATCTCAGGCAGATGGTGGAGACTATCTAATCTATCCATCCAGAAGTCAGGATAAGAAAAAGAATCCACTGGACCCTGATACAAAGATTTCATATATGAGACAGATGTTTCCTGCTCATAGTGAAAGAATTGTGAATGATGCCGCAAATAAGACTATTTTTGATGTTCTTAAAAAGGCACATAATGATGGATATACTAATGTTAGAATCGTGGGTGGTTCCGACCGTGTAAAGGAGTTTGAGAAATTATCCAATAACTATAATGGTCAATTATATGCCTTTGATGCGATTGAAGTAGTTTCTGCCGGAGACCGCGATCCTGATGCCAAAGGTGTTGAGGGAATGTCTGCATCCAGAATGAGACTTGCCGCTGCCGAAGGAGATTTTCGTAAGTTTAGAGAAGGTCTTCCTCCAGATATGAAGCGTAAATCGGCACAAGAATTATTTGATTCTGTAAGAGCATCTATGGGTATTAATGAGAACTGGAATCTCTGGGAAATTGCCCCTAAGTTTGATTACCAGACTCTTCGTGAGAATTATGTTTCCGAAAAAATATTCCAAATCGGTCAACTGGTTGAGAATCTGAATACTGGACTTGTTGGAAGAATCATTCGTCGTGGAACTAATTATCTGATTTGTGTAACTGAATCTAATATGATGTTTAAGTCTTGGATTAAGGATGTAATGGAAACCAAAAAATATACCGAAGTTAAAATGGATAGAAAGATGAGAGAACCCGGAAAACCAAATACTTTAGTTGGAACTTCTGGATTCTACAAGTATGTTGCGGATATGACACCAGAGGCACCCGAAACAAATCTACAATACGGAGCAAAACCCTATCGTGGTTATAAAGTATCTAATATCAGGGAGTTTATAAATAAGTATAGAAAATAGTAAAGTAGTAAAGTCTTAATATGAAAAATCATATTGCCGAAGATCTGCCAGCAAGAAAATTTGCCCCTGCTGCTGCCGATTCTGGTCCTACTGACAAGAACGATAAAAAGGAAAGTTCTGGAAAGTCTCCAGAGAAAAAGGCAAAGCAGGCAGTGTATGATATTCGTTATAGAGCAAGAAGAGAAGATATTCCACTTCCTCAGGCATTTTCTCAATATATGCAAAATAGCAGTATGGGAGGTGAGGAAAGAAAGATGGTCAAGGCAAAACTATTCGGTAAAGAAGGTGGTGGTATGAAGGCAGAAGACTTTAATCCTATTTTTAAGGATGCGGCATCTGATAATGTTGCCAAAGCACTTTTTAAAGTTTTTGTGGAAGGAACGGAACAAGAACAGCAATCAATTTCTCTAACTTATCTTGAAGAATTAGACAGTCCAGAGCACAGAAAGTATAAGGTAAGAGTTACTGATAAGAATACTAAAAGGTCTTATGTGAGAATGGCAACCCGTGAGAAAATCAATCAACTTCGTGCCAATCCAAATATTGAATCAGTTGAGATGACCGAATATGGCGAACCTTATGAGGGTGAGAGAAAGAAAGGTTCTCAGACCGCAAGAGTTGCTGCAGGTAAAGGATTAGACCCCGTAGGTAAAGAAGACGGTGATGTTGATAATGATGGGGATAAAGATAAGTCTGATAAGTATCTAATGAAGAGGCGTGGTGCGATTGGTAATGCCATCGCAACTCGTAAAGAAGAGTTCATTCACGAAGCAGAAACCGAAGATTCTAACACCCAAACACTTGATTATATAAAGGGAAAAGTTAAGAATAAAGTAACTATTTCTCCTATTCAGGGTGGAAATGAAAAAGTTAGAATAGTGGCACATAATGAACTTGAAGGTGAATTGATTGCTGAAACTGGGTACTCAAAGTTTCTTAAAAAGGTTCATTCTCTTCAAGAAAAAGCAGTAAGTCAAAATCAGCAACAACTTGCTGCTATGGCTATTGAATATCTTGATGGAAATATGCCTGATGCGAGTGACGCTGTAAAACAAATGGCAAAAATGGGAAGAAAAGAACTCAAAAAATTTGCCAAAACCAAGCACAAAGGTCTTCCAGAAAAAGTAAAGGAAGAAATGGATTGTGGTTCTGATGATAAGAAAAAAAAGAATGGTGAAGAGGAAGACCCCCGTTCTTCGAAGACAAAGGATAACCTTAGAAGAAATTATTTAAGGGCGATGGGTCTTAAGATGTCTTATGAACCAGAAGGTGAGGTATTGGAGGATTATATGAGAGTAAATTCTGATGGTAGCAGAGAAAGAGTTGCAGGTGACCCCCCAAAGGCAAAACTAAAAAGAAAACCACTAGGTCATACTCCCGAACAACAAAGGCAAATGAATAAACAACCTAAAACAGACTATAGAGCAAGACCTGGAGAATCCGATTAATTCCTAAATAATACAGGATACTCTTCACACGAGGTAATTATGTCAGTCGCAGCTCTCTGGGCTTGGGTTATTGCTAATGAGGCAGCAGTAGCAACTATTCTTTTAGTTGTTTCTGAGTTCCTTGGTGCAGTTCCAAAATTAAAGGCAAATGGTTTAGTTTCATACGTTATTCTTCAAGTTCAGCAAAATCTTAAGAAAAAAGGTGCAGTAGATCCTACTCCCTGAACTAAACGGGGTTGATAATAAGGAGACCAAATATTAGGGTCTCCTTTTTTTATAAATATTACTAGAAAAAGAATTTTGTAGGTAAGAAACATGTCACTTTGGGGCATTTCAACAAACGCTGAAACTGCAGCAAATAATTACGCGATTCCAAAATATTTGGGCAACTATTCTGCTGCAAACGGTCAATTCGAAGCAACTGATAGAACCAGAAGTCCTTATAATTGTTTTGCAGATAATCGTGGATGGATTCAAAGACATTATAAGACTACTAGTAATTCTGGAATTTCTACTCGCTATTGGGATTCTATTTTAGTTCCTGTAGCTGGATTAAATACTGCTGGTGCTGGAACAAGTACAACTGGTTTAGGGCAAGCAACTCCAATTGCTGTTTTCTTTGAGGATCCTAATCTTGCTTCTCCAATTAGCATCGGTGCCGGTGGAACAACTGGAATTGGAACCGGAACTACTGGATATGTTCATATAGTATGGAACGAAATGGTATACTGCTCCGCTGGAGCAACTGTTCTTATTTCTCAATCTACTGGAGCAAATATTGTTGCTACTGCAGCTTCTACAGGAGTTCCAGTTCAAGTTAATGTTCCCGGAATAGGACAAACTGTAATCACTTTTAACGGACAAATTACTAATAGAGTTGGATTTGCATTTACTGCTCCTAATACTGGTATTGGAACTGTTCTTAGAATTGCAACTACTGGTGGTGTTGTTGGTGTTATTACTGATGCTTCTGGTGGTGCCGCAGTAGATAAAACTATTGTCGGACTTGTTAAAAATATTGCAGGTGCAGGAACAACATCTGGTGTTGGTATTGGAACTACTACTTTAACAATTAAAGCATGATATGAGATTTGATGAGTTGAATGAGAATAATTATATATTATTTGCCATTAAGTATTATGAAAATCCCCAATCAGTAACGATGGAGGACTTTGAGTCTGACTTGAAAAGAATAAGATATGTAAAGAGATTATTAAAAAGATATAAAAATACTGGCGAATTAAAGACGCATTTAATATTAAATCATCTTATTATCCTCTTTAATGTTTTTAATGATGCCACAGTTCCTTTGTTATTCTATAACTTAGAAAAGGAACTTTGGCCGTCTATTAAAAGTTTTTTACTTTTCTTAAATCGTTTACCGGAATATCCCAAAACTCAGATACACGAAATTATTGAAGATTCTGAGTGTCTGTCTCAATTGCAGAAAATCTAATGGATATAAACAAGATTATTGATATTATCCACACTCTCAAAGAAGAGGGTATGGTAACTGGTGCTCCTACCAATAGTCTTGTTGGTGGAAAAATAGCAGGAACCGCAGAGGCGGGTGATAGTCCTCCAGTAGATTTGAGAAAAGGAAAGAGGAGGAATTGGAACCCATTCTTCAAAAATCTTGCCAGAATGCAAAGAAGAAAACCCAAATAAATAATAGCAAGACCACTACTTGATTTTTTTGTTTTGTAGAACCCAATATCCACCAACAAAAAAATGTTTAACAAATCATCTAACGAAACAAAAATTGCAGTTCTAGAAGAACGTCTTACTTCCTATGAGGTTATGATGAAAAAGATAGATGAAGCCATTCAAATAATGGGGCAGACCAGTCAAAACATCTCAAAGATGTTAGCAGTTCACGAAGAAAAGTTAGATAATACTAATAAGACTGATGAGGTAATTTTTAGTAGAATTCGAGTGATGGAGGATAAAAATACAGAAGAGCACGGTAGAGTAATCGAAAGGTTTGAATCATTAGAAAAAAAGATAGATAACCGCATAGAATCGGTAGATAAAAAAGTTGATGACGTAACAAAGTTTCGTTGGTTAGTTGTAGGTGCTTTAGTAATAATTTCTTTTGTGTTTTCTCAGTCAGGTATGGTTGTGGATGTCTTGACACCAGACGCAGAACAGATTAGAATAGAGAAAGCAAAATAATACCCTCATAATGGACTTGATTGATTCCAAGTATATTGGATTAGTTTCTTCACGCCTTCAGAAATTTAAAAGAGTTAAAGCAGACCTCTATAACTTCAGATGTTGCCTATGTGGAGATTCTCAAAAGAATAAAAGTAAGACACGAGGGTATTTGTATGCCGTAAAGACTAATACAAACTTTAAGTGTCATAACTGTGGGGCAAGTATGTCCTTCAATAATTTTCTCAAAGAATTAGACCCTACTCTTCATAAACAATATACGATGGAGAAGTTTAAGGAAGGATATACTGGTAAGAACTTCGTGGTTGAAGAACCAAAGTTTGAATTCTCAAAACCAACTTTTTCCAAGAAACTAGACCTTCCAAAAGCATCATCAAATCAAATTGCTAAAGAATACTTGGAAAAAAGAAAACTCAATCCAGAAAAGTTTTATTTTGCTGACAAGTTTCAGGAGTGGGTGAATACTCAAAAACCCACATATAGTAGGATTGTAAAGGACGAGAGTCGTATAGTCATACCACTATACACTAGGGAAGGAGAAGTCTTCGGATTTCAAGGAAGAGCACTAGGACCGAACAATGTTAAATACATTACCGTCATCTTGGATGATTCGATTCCCAAACTTTATGGACTCAATAAGGTAAATGTAAATGAGACGGTTTATATTGTCGAAGGACCATTTGACTCTGAGTTTGTAGAGAATGGAATTGCTATGTGTGGTGCCGATGTTGATATATCATCCTGTAACTTTAAGGATGTTGTTTATGTCTTTGATAACGAACCACGAAATCGAGAAATATGTAGTAGAATGAATAAGATTATTGAAGATGGAAACAAAATTATAGTATGGTCCAAATCTATTCAGCAAAAAGACATTAACGATATGGTGCTTGCTGGACTTTCGGTTATGGATGTGTTAAAATTAAATACTCACTCAGGTTTAGAAGCAAAAGTAAAGTTTACCGAATGGAAGAAAGTATGAGCAACGGAACAAAGGTTATTAAAAGAAACGGATCGATTGAGGGTCTTGACTTAAACAAACTTCACCTAATGGTAGAAGAAGCATGTAAGGACTTGGCAGGAGTATCGGCATCTCAGGTTGAAATGAAGTCCGGTATTCAGTTTTATGATGGCATTACTACATCGGAGGTTCAGGAGATTCTAATTCGCTCTGCAAGCGACTTGATTGACCTTGACCATCCTAACTATCAGTTTGTTGCTGCCAGACTCCTTCTGTTCGCTCTCCGCAAGCAGTTATTCGGTCGTATGCACGAGTGCTCTACTCTGATTGAACACGTTCATAATTGTGTTGATAAGGGTGTCTATGATGAAGAGATCTTAAGTCTTTATAGTGATGAAGAGTTTGATAAACTTCAATCCTTTATTGTTCATGAGCGTGATTACCTCTTCACTTATGCGGGTCTCCGTCAGGTAGTTGATAAGTATCTGGTTCAGGATAGAAGTTCTGGTGCTCTTTATGAGACTCCTCAGTTTATGTACCTGATGATTGCTGCTACCATCTTCTCTAAATATCCAAAGGAAACTCGTTTGGATTACGTTAAAAAATATTATGACGCAATCAGCAAGCACAAAATCAACATCCCAACGCCGATTATGGCAGGAGTCAGAACTCCGCTTCGTCAATTTGCATCTTGTGTTCTCGTTGATGTTGATGACACCCTCGATAGCATCTTTAGCAGCGATGTGGCTATTGGTAAATATGTCTCACAAAGGGCTGGTATCGGTATTAACGCTGGTAGAATTCGTGGCATCAACAGCAAAATCAGAGGCGGAGAGGTACAACACACAGGCGTGGTGCCCTTCCTTAAGAAGTTTGAAGCAACTGTCCGATGCTGCACTCAGAACGGCATCAGAGGTGGTTCTGCTACAGTTTTCTTTCCTATCTGGCACCAAGAAATAGAAGACATTCTAGTTCTCAAAAATAACAAAGGAACTGAAGATAATCGTGTTCGTAAATTGGATTATGGAATTCAAATATCCAAACTGTTCTATGAAAGATTCATCAAGAATCAGGAGATCACACTTTTCTCCCCACACTCAGTTCCCGGATTGTATGATGCTTTTGGTACAGATTCATTCGATGAGATATATGTAAATGCGGAGCAAGATGAGTCTATTCCAAGAAAAACTATTGGAGCACAAGAACTTTTTCTGGATCTTCTGAAGGAAAGAGCAGAGACCGGTCGTATTTACATTATGAATATTGACCACTGCAACTCTCATAGTTCTTATCTGGATAAGGTTAATATGAGTAACCTTTGTATGGAGATCACCGAACCCACGACTCCAATACAGCATATTGATGATGAGAATGGAGAAGTCGCAACTTGTATTCTATCTGCGATAAATGTTGGAAAACTAAAGCACTTTGATGATATGAAAGAACTTTGCGATCTTTCTGTTCGTGCTTTGGATGAGATTATTGACTATCAAAATTACCCCGTAAAGGCAGCAGAGAACTTCACCAAGAGGCGCCGATCACTTGGGATAGGTTATATTGGTTTGGCACACTTCCTTGCTAAGCACGGCGTCAAATATGAGGATCCTGCATCTTGGAATCTGGTTCACGACTTGAGTGAGGCATTCCAATATTATCTGATTAAGTCAACCGTAAATCTTGCGAAAGAAAAAGGTGCCTGTGAGTATTCTCATCGTACCAAGTATGGTCAGGGTATTCTACCGATTGATACATACAAGAGAGATGTTGATGAAATTGTTCCGAATAATTTGAAATATGATTGGGATAGTCTTAGGGAACAAGTTAAGCAATATGGAGTACGGAACTCAACACTGTCGGCACAAATGCCTTCGGAGAGCAGTTCCGTTGTGTCAAATGCAACAAATGGAATTGAACCACCTCGGGGATACTTGTCCATTAAGAAATCAAAGAAGGGTCCGCTCAAACAGATTGTACCCCAGTATCAAACTCTTAAGAACAACTATACGCTTCTTTGGGATATGCCTAGCAATACTGGTTATATCAATATTGTTGCTGTTATGCAAAAGTTCTTTGATCAGGCAATTTCTGGAAACTGGTCATATAATCCAGAAAATTATCCCAATAATGAAGTACCTGTGTCGGTGATGGCACAAGACCTTCTTACAACTTACAAATTGGGATGGAAAACAAGTTATTATCAGAATACTTATGACATTAAGACCGATGAAGTGGTTGAAGAATCAAAAGAAGACCTTCAATCACTCCTGAATGACATTATGAGTTCTGATGAAAACGACTGTGAAAGTTGCAAAATCTGACCTGAGTAAATATAAAAGTGTGAGTTAATTTAGAGAATAAAAATTATGGATTTTAACTTTAAGACAAAACTAGCGGAGAAGAATGTGGTCAATCAAATGACAGTTTTTAACTCTGAAGAGGTAGATACTAAAAAGCAACCGATGTTTTTTGGAGCACCTCTGGGCATCCAGCGTTATGATTCTTACAAGTATCCAATCTTTGATAAATTAACTCAGCAACAACTTGGATACTTTTGGAGACCTGAAGAAATATCTCTTCAGAAAGATCGTGGTGATTATCAAACATTACGTCCAGAACAAAAACATATTTTCACCAGTAATCTGAAATATCAGATTATGCTTGATTCGGTTCAGGGAAGAGGTCCCGGTATGGCATTTGCTCCCTACTGCTCTCTTCCTGAATTGGAAGCATGTATGAAGGTCTGGGAGTTTATGGAGATGATTCATAGTCGCTCATATACCTATATCATTAAGAATGTTTATTCGGACCCTGCGGATGTCTTTGATACAATTCTTCGTGATGAAAGAATCCTAGAACGTGCCGTGAGTGTCACCGAAGCATATAATGATTTCATCAATAGTGCTCAACATTATGGAACTTCTGAACTTTGGAAATACGCCCAAGAATCAGTTCCTTACGCACAGGCAGAAAGATATGAACTCAAACGAAAACTTTTCAGAGCAGTTGCAAACGTTAATATTCTTGAAGGTATTCGCTTTTACGTCAGTTTCGCTTGCAGTTTTGCATTTGGCGAACTCAAACTTATGGAGGGAAGTGCAAAAATCATCGGTCTAATTGCCCGTGATGAGAGTCAGCACTTGGTCATTACTCAGAACATTCTCAACAAATGGAAGGAGGGTGATGACCCTGATATGAAGAAAATCTCACAGGAAGAAGAGCAGTGGGTCTATAAGACTTTTGAGAATGCAGTCAATCAAGAAAAACTCTGGGCAGAATATTTGTTCAAGGATGGTTCTATGATTGGTCTGAATGATAAACTTCTTTGCCAGTATGTCGAATGGACTGCCAACCGCAGAATGAAGGCAATTGGTCTTCGCCCACTTTATGATATTCCTGCGAAGAATAATCCTCTTCCTTGGACCTCACACTGGTTGAATTCAAGAGAACTTCAGGAGGCACCTATGGAAACGGAAAAAGAATCCTATGTGATTGGTGGTATTAAACAGGATGTTGGTGCTAATACTTTCTCCGGATTCAAGTTGTGACACCAAAAATACTCAATAGTGATGGAAATTACGATGAGTGGTGTGAAGAAGAAATTATAAAATCTTATAAGGATGCTGCCGAATATGATGATGTGCTTTTTGGAGACCACGACTATTCTTATATTTGGTTGAATAATAAAACTAATGAGAGTCCTTGAGGCTCTCTTTTTTTATAAATAAAACTATAAAGAACTTATAAGAAAAGATGTCTAGACTTACTGGTACTGATGCATATGGTTTGATGGAGGCATATCAAGCAGTATATGCTCCTCAAGAACTCACCGAAGAGCAAGTTTGGGAAGAAGTTGAGAACTGGGTCAATTCACTTCTTGAAGAAGGTTATGACCTGAGTGATTATACCTGGGAGGAGATGTATGAAGAGTATTTGGAAGAAATTTATGGAACTAATCTGGGGGGAAATACTAAAACTAAACCTAATAAGTTAGATACTGCTGTAGGTAATGCCATTAAATCTATAACAAGTTCCGGTGCAGACGCCACACCAAGAACTACAGGTATTTACGGACAACCAACAAGGAAACCTGCATCCCCAACTTTCCAAAATACTGGTGGATTTGGTAGATATGCTCCCCCATCCACACAAGTAAAAACTCCTGCTCCTGCCGCTCCTGCCAATAGAACTCCTGGACTTACTCCTGTTCCCATCACTAGAACTCCTGCTCCTGCCACAAAACCAGCAGCACCAGCACCCGCTGCCGCCAGACCTTCTGGCGGTGCTCCTAGACCTTCTGCCGGTGCTCCCGCTAAAGTATCACCAACACCCACAAAACCAGCAGGACCTGCAATGGGTAAACTTGGGGGCACTACCTTTGAGAGAAGGACTCCAACATCTGCCGAATTGAAGGCAGCACAATCGGCAAGAGCATCGGGAGCATCTCCAGAGAAAGCACTTCAGGCAGCAAAGTCTGCTGGTGGAGCACTTCAACAAACTGCTGCTAAGGTAATGGAAAAACCACCAGCATTTAGTCCAACTCCTGCCGCTGCAAAAACAACCCCAACTCCATCCACACCAAAGGCACCTACACTTGGTTCCAAAAAACCCGGCAGTATGGTTTCTCATTTTGACCCATTTGATGTAATCAAAGGTCATCTTCTTGATGAAGGTTATGCCGATACTGAAGAATCGGCACTTGCTATTATGGCAAATATGAGTGAAGAGTGGAGAGAGAGTATTTTAAATGAGGGTGACAACTACGATAAGAATCGCCAAAGAGCAGCGAAAAGAGCAGCAGAAAGAAATGCTGCCAGAGATAGAGGACAAACTGGAAATGTCCCTGGAGTAGGTTATGTAACACCAAGAAGAGAAAGAGAAACTTATAGAGATGCTGCAGGCACTGAAAGGCACACTTCTGGTGCTAAAATGCCAAAAAAAGAAGGTTGATATTATTTTTCAAGTAATCACAAGACCTCTCCACCAGGAGGGGTTTTTTTATAAATAACTAAAAAAGTAAGAAATAAATGAAAAGTTTTAGAGAGTTTATGATAGAGGCACGAGATGCTGTAAAAGACGCTACATATACTGGAGATGCTGCCGAACAGGAAAGAATAAGACAAAGAGACCTTAAAAGGGGTTTTGATCCTGATAAGGAAAGAGCAGAGGCTAGAAGAAAAGCTAAAGAAGAATTATTGCGTAATAGGTCTAAGAATACTACAGTTCCTGGTGGTAACAAAGCAGATTCTCCTTTTGGTGGAAAACCTCAACCACAACCTGAACAACCTTCTGATACGACACAACAAACTAAAACACCTCCTAAATCATCCACTCCACCTTCACAACCTTCTGATACGACACAACAAACTAAAACACCTCCTAAATCATCCACTCCACCTTCACAACCTTCTGGTGGAAGTGGTGGAAGAGGAACATCTTCACCTCCTCCATCAAGTTCAACCACAACCCCATCTTCCGGAAGAAACCCAAATCAGTACAGAGGTCCTGGTACTGGAAGAACTGAAACTCCAAGAAGCACAACAAATCCAGGAAAAGGTCCCGGTGCATTTCAGACGGTAAAAAATAATGCAAAAAATATTAAAAACTTCAAACCTGGTAGTGTTCCGGGATTGAAGTCTGGTGGTGTTTTATCCGGTGTAGTTGATACCGCAGTTGAGAAATCTAGGGGTTCTGGGTGGTTAAGATCTCTAGCCAAAGGCACAGCATCAGCATTAGGAGCTGTTGGTGGTGGTATTGCCGGTGGTGCTGCAGGATCTCTTGCTGGTCCAGTTGGAACCGCAGTCGGTGGATATGCTGGGCAAGCAGCAGGAGCCGCTGCTGCAGGTAAGGCATTTGATACTGTTGCCGGAGCAAATGCAGTAGGAAGAAAGCAAATTGCAACTGATAATCGTAAGAGTCAATCTGGTGGTGCATTAGTTGGAACCGGCGGAAAGACTTCCTTTGATACTAAAAAGAATACGATTACAAGTGGCGGAAAAACCGCTCAATTGGGTAAGACTTCTGTTGTTACGGATCCAAAAACAGGAAAGCAGGGTGTCGGATATCTTGCATATAAAGGTGGAAAAGCAGTTTATAAAAAACCAGATACAAAATCTCTTGCTCAGACATCATCCAATCCATTAGAAAGAGTTGGTAGGTCTTTATTTGCCGGTGCTTATAAGGCAAATGATGCTAAACTTGCTGCCGCAAAACTTAAGACAGCTGCTACAAGTGATGCTTCTCGTAACAAACAACTTGGTGTTAAATTGAAGCCGGGAGGTTAATTTTTATAAATAATTGAAAATAGTGTTTATTCATATGTCAAAAGAAATTGTAGACTTGATGGAGGCATATCAAGCAGTATATGCTCCCCAAGAATTGACAGAAGAGCAAGTATGGGAAGAAGTTGAGAACTGGGTTAATTCACTTTTAGAAGAAGGTTATGATCTAAGTGATTATACTTGGGAAGAGATGTATGAGAATTATGTAACTGAGAATTGGGCAGCTGTAGGTAAAGCATTATTAGGTTATGGGGCAAGAGGATTAAATGTAGCAAAGGTTGGAGCAAAACCTGTATTAAAAAATGTAGTAACTAAGGGTGGAAAGTATGGAGCTATTGGTCTTGGTGCATTAACAGCAGATGAATTACTTACAAGAGGAGCTGGAAGAACAGCAGTAGGTAAAGGTTTGGAGCAAACAAGAAAACTCGGACCAGCACTTAGAGGAGAACCAGCAACACCATCTGCAAAAGTAGAACCCTCATCTTCAGAGAAACCTGGAGAATCCACAGGGAAAGTAGTGAACGCTGCCGGTGGTAAAGGAGGAACAGTTACTTCCGGAACAAAATATGCAGCAACTCTTGGTGGAAAAAAGGGTAGTGTAACTTATGATGATACTGGTAAAAAGACATTTACTACCGACTCTTATGGATATGATGCCTATGACCTTGTGCTTGAGTATCTCCTCTCACAAGGGCACACAGACACCGTAGAAGAGGCAAATTATGTAATGTTGGTAATGGATGCCGAAACTATTGGAACTATTGTTGAGACAGCGGCAGACCAATCTGATAAGCAAATTGATAAAGGTGTAAAGACGACTTATAAAGCACAAAATGTTCTTGATAATCAACATCAAGGTAGAAGTAAAGGATTGAATAAACTTCCAAGAGGCGAAAGAGAAGAGAAGGCAAAAAGAATGGGAGGTCGTCTAAAAAGTCGTAGAGACGATTTATTTGGAGAACGCAATAAGCGTGAAGATTCAAAAAGAGAACAACTGAAGAAAATGTTAGGTTTATAATCTAAAATCCTAACATAACTCAAAGCACCTCTTGACAAGGTGCTTTTTTATTGCTAGACTAGGTTTGTCTCCGTTGAAGGATAAATAATAGCTCTATAAGACTACTAAATGAGCTATGAGAATCCTTGGAGATATAATGGGGAGATTTTTGAATCAAACCATATAGAAGATTATTTTGGATTCGTATATCTCATATCCTGTAAGACCACCGGTAGAAATTATATTGGACGCAAGTACCTTTGGCAGTTCAGAACCCCAAAAGGAAAAAAGAGAAAAGTAAAGTCAGAATCTGATTGGAAAAATTATTATGGTTCTTGCCCAGAATTAAAAGAAGATATAATCAAATACGGCAAGGAGTTCTTCAGTAGAGAAATTATAAGTCTTCATAAGACAAAAGGTAAATGTAACTTTGAGGAAACAAGACAACTTTTTCTAAATAATGTACTGACCGAATCACTTGACTCTGGGGTTCCGGCATACTATAATAGCAATATTCTCTCTAGATATTTTCGGAAAGACTATTATGATGACGCTACTGGAACAAACTCTTAGGTCTTCTCACGATTGGGCAGTTGATCGCATACATACATTATGTGAAGATAAGAGTGTCGAAGACGCTCAGGCAATTCAGGCAGAGTTTAGAGAATGGATGAACCCCGATATCTCAGAACACGATGTTTTTTCACTTGAATACTTAGGAGACTAATAATGCGAATAGACCTTCATAACTTCTTTCAGTACTACGACCCAAAGAATCCAAAACACGTTGCGGCAGTAGAGCAACTTGAAGTAGATTTGGTGGGTAAATCTCCAGACCTGATGGAGGATACTGCTAATTGGGTGAAGATTTTTAGAACAAAACTAGAAGTAGTAATTCCAGGAATTTTGAATGTTCCTTACTATCCTCAAACAGATAATTATAGAGACGCTAATCGTACTTGTAATAGTTCTTCCTGTGCTATGTGCCTTGAGTATTTTAAACCAGGAACTTTAGTAGGAGCAAAAGGTGATGATGCTTATGTTCAGAAAGTATTCGCAGTCGGTGATACAACTGACCACTCAGTTCAAACCAAAGTTCTTGCTTCTTACGGAGTTAAGTCTGAGTTTAGGTATAATCTTGGGTTTGCTGACCTTGATCGTGAGTTGTCTGCTGGGAGACCCGTTGTTATTGGCATACTCCATCGTGGCACTTTATCTTCTCCTACTGGCGGGCATATGCTGTGTGTAATAGGAAAAAGTCCTGATGGAAAATCTTATATCTGTAATGACCCATATGGGGATTTGAATGATGGATACACAGGAGCAGTCACGAATGGTAAAGGTGCCGTATATAAGAAGTCAGACCTTCAGTATCGTTGGTTAGAAAATAATAAAGATAAAACTGGTTGGGGAAGGATTTTCAAATGACTATCAAATTTGTAGATGCTGCAAAAAACCATAAAGACCTAGAGCATCAAAATCGTGCCTGGGCATTTCTTCAGGCATCAGTTCACAAAGAAATATTGGATGAGTTTGCTAGGATTTATAGAAACCAAAAGATAGAACCAACACTTGATGGACTACCACTTCAAGGTGTTGCCCTTATCAAGGAATTTGAAGATTGTCATCTCAAAGCATATTATGATCCTCTTACAGGTGGGTTGCCCATCACGATTGGGTGGGGCAGCACTCGTAGAAAGGATGGAACGCGATTTATGATTGGGAATAAAATTACTCAAGAAGAAGCAGATGATTTGTTCTACTATCAACTTCGCCGGGAGTTTATTCCTGCTCTTCAAAAAATACCTTACTGGAGTGAGATGAATGACAATCAACGCGGAGCACTTTTATCCTTTGCTTACAATCTCGGAGATTTTTATGGTCATCCTGACTTCAATACTATTACAAGAGTCCTAAAGAATAAGGAATGGGATAAAGTTCCTGAAGCACTTAAACTCTATCGTAATCCTGGAACTAATGTTGAAGCAGGATTATTAAGAAGAAGAGTTGCAGAAGCAAAATTATGGTCATCCTGAATAAGGTTTGGCAATACCTTCGTTCAACATCCTTTCGTTGATTGTGACTGGATCGTCAACAAAATAAAGAGTGCCAAGTATCCTTCCATACTTATCTTCTTTGAAAGTTTCAATTACCCATTCACCTTCTCGGGACAGTTCTTTTTCTAACCACGCTTTTGTCGCAAGACCTTCTGCTTTTTCTTTAAGGTCTTTGGTTCTTGTTTCTGCGGCATTAATACCTTTGAGACGAACTCTTTGAACAGTTGTAAGATTGAATCCCAAATCTATTGAAACATCTAATGTGTCACCATCAACAATTCTTTCTATCTTCTTGATTTTATAGTGATACATTATCTTCTTCGTATGCTAATTTAAGTATATAGTAAATGATATAAGCAGCACCGGCAAGTCCAATACCTAATAGTATATTTACACTCCATACTGGGTCAGTCATTTTCTTTTTCTTCAGGTTTTTTATTTAAGTTTGCCTTCAAAGCAATAATAGTTGCCAGAAGAGACATCAAAACTTGAATTGATTCTGATGTATTATCGTCACATTTACTTGGAGGTTTTGCTCCACTTTTATCAAATGCCTTTACCAGATACAGATAATGTAAACTACTCATCACTTTGAAATTACATATTACATAATTTGTGAAAGTCATTCCGACAATTGCTGTTGCTACAAATGCAACCATCACAGGAACTATATTATCAAGTGTTGGATATTTGAATTTCATAATCGTCCTTCGGTTTTATGTATCCATTCCTTCAACTCAGCAACATATTTTCTGAGTTCTTGTGCCTTATTTAGATGCCATTCATCACCACTCCTGAAGTACTCGTGAGTGTGATTATCTATTGCCTTTAGAATATTGTGTATCGGTGTATTCCAGTGCTCTCTATGAGGTGTATTCCACTCTCGTGGCATAAAATGTGAAAAGCAGTTTGAAGTATTTAGATTCTTGGGAGACTTATTCACCCCCCAACCACTTCTCAAACTGGCACACTTGACAGAACCTAAATAATCTCATATAATGCAAAGGAACCCACTCAAAAGGTGGGTTTTGTCATAATGAGTCTGTGATGTGACACTTAGAGCCGTGGAAGATGCCCTTCGAGAGAGGTGGTATACCCCTCTTCTATACGGATGCCGAATTCTATTAAAATTAATGCAACAATTTTTTACTGTAGCCTTTCCCCTTTTGGCAATGGTTACAACCAGCACGGCAACACTGCCCCAAGTGTTTCCTCCTCCACCCGTGAGTGGTCCGCCACCATTCTCTATTATTCAAGAGGATCCTACACGAAAGACAGCGACCAGAGAGGTTGCTCCAGTTAAACCAAAAGAAAAAAGACTAATTTGTAAAGGATGTAATACTAATGAAACGAAGACTGTAGAATTTCTACAGAATCGTGGAATTACTGACAAAAATGCCATAGCAACCATTATGGGCAATATCCGACAAGAATCTACCTTCACTCCTAATGTATGTGAGGGTGGTGCTATAGTGTCTTATGGTGCTTGTACAAGTGGTGGTTATGGTCTTATTCAATTTACCGATGCTCCAAGATATAATGGTCTTGGTAAGTTTGCTGCTCGTATTGGTGGAGACCCTTCCACACTTGATACTCAACTTCGTTATATTATTACTGAACCACAATGGAGAGGTATTGAAGATAGATTGAAAGTCCCAGGAAAACCTATTGAATATTATATGCGTTTAGCATATACTTGGTTGGGGTGGGGACATAAAGGAGCAAGAACTGATTTTGCTTATAACTACTCAAATAAGTTAGTTCTAACTGTGATTGACTCCTAAATACATATACCTGACTTGCTGACACTTTTCAGGTGAGATTGGAGTGCTTCGGCACTCCTTTCTTGTATAAATAATAATGTCAGCAAGAATGTACCGGCGTTGAATGGAAACGAGGTATGATTTATAAATAACTAAAAAGTATTCATAAAATGGACGCACAAGAACTTCGCAATCTTCAAGAAGCATATATGGAAGTTTATGAACTTGATGAAGATTGGAAACCTGTAAATGTGCCAAGAGTAAAAACTCGTATGGGAAATCTTGAAGGGAGATTGTCTTCAGTTTCTAATGATAGATTTTCCAGCAATACCCCAGAATATGCCAGATATCAAAGAACCGCAAATGTTGTCTCACAATCAACTGAAAATCCAAATAAACCTTTCCAAAAACCAACATTTGATCCAGGTGGACTGAAAATAAAACCAGGAGGCCGAGGTGTCACATTTTCTCCAGAAAGAAATTCACAATGGAAACCATTTTCATCTAGATTACCTACCAAAACTCCTGCTACAGTAACAAAACCATCTACACCATCATCCACAAAACCAAACCCTCGTAGTATTTCTGGTTCTAGTGCTCCTAGACCGGGAAGAGGATCTACATCAAATTGGATGACAGATAGAATGGGTGAATTTACATCTGCGTTAAATAGATTATCAGATCCAAGAAAACCAAATTCAACCACAAAACCACAAGTAAAACCAACCAAAAGTTCAAGAGGTGGTGGTTCATCAGCACAAGGCGTTGGTTCTCCATCAGGAACTGGTAGATATCAAGTTGGTGGGGCGCAAGGACATGGTATTTCTGGAATAAAAATGGCCGATAGTTATGACCTCTACGACATCATTCTCTCACACCTTCTTGATGAGGGTTATGCCGAAACACCAGAAGCAGCAGAATCTATTATGGTGAATATGAGTGAAGAGTGGAGAGAGAGTATTTGTGAGGCAGAGATTGAACCCCCAAAAGAAAGAGTTGGTGCTTTGACGAATATTGATATTCCAATGTCCGAAAGAGAAGCAGCAAGACAAAGAACACTTGCAAAAGCAAAAGCAAAAAGAGAAAAAAACAAAAATTGAATAAATATAGGAGGGCACTCATAACCCTCCTTTTTTTATGTTCAATTTCAATTTCGGCAAGAAGAAACCTGATATTAAGCAATATGCAATTATAGGAGTCGTATTATCTTCTGTGATTGTAATACTCTCACAGTGCTCTAGTATTCCTAGCAATCAACTTTGGGATTTACTGGATGAGATACAAAGAAAATATTTTCCACAAACTATACTAAATGAGTTTATTATCAAAGATGATGAAAAACTCAAAAGAAGAATTGTGAGGGATGTTGATAGTGCAATTGATGAGTATTGGAGAAAAACTGGAGAAAAACCCGTAGAGATTCCTGCTCCAATATTTTCAGAGAAACCTGTAGATGAATCTGTGTGTTATACTGAAGAATGTAAATCACTCGGTGGAGAAATGCGTTTATGTGCTCCTTGGGTGTCTGGATGTAACTAAAAGTCGTATATATAAACATATCTTATTTTTATAGAGATTATTATGTCTGTATCACAAGAACTACTGACTGCTATTGAAGCGTGGAAAGTAGAAGACGAAAAGTTCACTGCTGGTAATAGTGCCGCTGGTACTCGTGCCCGTAAGGCACTTCAGGAAGTTGCCAAACTGGTCAAGACCCGTAGAGGCGAGATTACCGAAGAGAAGAACGCCCGTAAGGAAGCAAAGGGTTGACTTTAGTGCCCTGATGCCTTATAGTAGTTTGACGGGTGGAGGAGGTCCAAACTTCTTATAAATCCCACACCTCCCAAGCCTCTCAACGATGCTCAAACAGGGAGGTCCCTTTATGTCCCGTTAGCTCAGGAGACAGAGCAATTCTCTTCTAAAGAATCGGTCGTGGGTGCGAATCCTACACGGGACGCTTGCTACTTTGCACTGGAAAGATAAACCAGAATGCCGGTAGCAAACGAGGGTAAGTCCCTGTTATATCCTTATGAGATATATCACACTTGCCCCATCATTCCCCGATAGCTCAATTGGTAGAGCAAAGTGCTGTTAACACTGAGGTTGTTGGATCGTGCCCAACTCGGGGAGTTGGAAGGTCTGGAAATGTCTGGGTCTTCCAAAACAAAAACGCTAAACAAACTTCGGGAGGAAACTCCCAACCGATTTGGAAATTACCTGAAAAACAGGAAGAATAAGGTTTGGTGTTTTTTGCAGAAAGTGTCTTCTGCGGGTGTCGGACACTCGATACCCATCCGCCCTTGTAGCTCAGTGGTAGAGCAACGGTTTTGTAAACCGTTGGTCGTCCGTTCAAATCGGATCAGGGGCTTGACATAATATTCGTTATGTCTTATAATTCATGAGTCCGTGTGGAGGAGCATACTTCCCTAAATAGGAAGTGTATGTGCTAAGTAAAATGAGAACTAAAACTGAATTATTAAATGCAGTTGAAGCATCTCAATCAATGGCTGAGGTCGTAAGGAGATTGGGTCTTAATAAAAGTAGCACTACTTATGCTACTTTAAAAAAAGATTTTGCACATCACAATATACAACCTCAATTTAAAAAAAGAAGTAGGAACACTATTCCTTATACTTTTGAGGAAATGTTTTGTGAAAATTCTACTTGCGATAGATCAACTCTTAGGAATAGAATTATTAAAGAAGAAATTTTCAAATATAAATGTTCCGAATGTGGTATAATTGATTGGAATGGACAAAAACTTTCTCTTCAATTAGACCATATAAACGGAGTTTCTAATGATAATAGGATGGAAAATCTAAGATTTCTTTGTCCCAATTGTCATTCTCAAACAAAAACTTGGGGGAATAAAAATAATTTCCCCGCCGAGAGTGATGCCAAAAGTAAGGCACCCCGATAAGGGATACGGTAGAAGGATGCGAAACCTTCCACTCTCAACATTGCGGATATGGTGTAGTGGCAACACAAGAGTTTTCCAAACTTTTATCCTCGGTTCAAATCCGTGTATCCGCTTCCCCTAAAATATCAGGGGAGCTAAATAAACTTCGTAGTTGTAAATCTTAACGAACTATATGAAATTTTTCAAACAAATGATGCTTGTGCCTGTTGCACTGAGTCTTGTTGCTCCTGCTGTGAATGCCGCAGAACTCAATACTGAGGATGTCAACAAGTATGCTTCGGCACAACAAGTCACTAGCATTACACAATTTACTGATGTCCAACCTACTGATTGGGCATATCAGGCACTTAGCAATCTTGTAGAGCGTTATGGTTGCGTAGCAGGTTATCCTAACGGCACATACAAAGGTGGTCAGGCAATGACCCGTTTTGAGGCAGCAGCACTGCTGAATGCCTGCCTTGATCGTGTAACTGAAACCACAGATGAACTCAAAAAACTTCTTGCTGAATTTGATACAGAACTAACTGTACTCACTTCTCGTGTAGATGGTCTTGAGAACAAAGTTGGACAACTGCAGGCAACTCAGTTTTCAACCACTACCAAACTCAAAGGTGAAGTAAACTTTATTCTTGGCGGTGTTCCTGGTCTTGAAACTAACAAACGTGTTGATGTAGGTAATACTGCATTCAACTATGATGTTCGTCTGAACTTTGATACCTCTTTCACTGGTAAGGACTTGCTCCGTACTCGTCTGCGTTCTGGTAACTTCAGTAGCGATCCTTTTGGTTCCAGTTCTTCACTCTTCAAACTTGATAAGGCAGAATCTTATGCCGACCAAGTTGTGATTGACCGTCTGTACTATCAGTTCCCAGTTGGTAAGAGTGTAACTCTAACTGCTGGTCCTCTGGTTCGTAACACTGAGATGGCATGGGTTCCTTCTGCTTATAAGTCGGAAATCCTTGACTTCTTTCAACTTGGTGGTGCCTCTGGTGTCTATAACAAGGCAACTGGTGCTGGTTTTGGTGCTCAATGGAAGCAACAAGTTCCAAAAGGTCAGGGAGGTTTCCTTGCTGGTCTGAACTATGTCTCTCAAGATGGTGATAACACTGAAACTGGTGTCTTCAATTCAGATAGTGGATTGAACTTTATGACACAAGTTGGTTATCGTGCTCCTCAGTGGGGTGCTGCCGTTGCTTACCGTTATGGTACTGAAGGCAGTCGTGTCCGTACCTTCAACGCCCTTGGAGGCGGGTCTGGTGCCCTTGCCGCAGGTCAGGAAAGCAATAGCGTTGCTGTGAATGCTTACTGGCAACCTTCTCAGAGTGGATTCGTTCCTTCTATCTCAGTTGGTTATGGATATAATGATGTAGATGGTAAAGGTTCTAAAACTGGTGCCACCGATTCTGATTCCTGGTTCGTTGGACTTCAGTGGTCTGATGTGTTTGCCAAAGGTAATACTGCTGGTGTTGCTATTGGTCAACCCGGTAATTCTGACTTCGTTGGTGAAGATGCCGCGATGCTTGAAGTCTTCTATAAGTATCAAGTTTCGGACAACATCAGCATCACTCCTGCTATCTTCTATGTGAGCAATAATGCCCGTTATCAAGGAGAATCTTCTTGGGGTGGTGTGGTTCAGACCAAGTTCACATTCTGATAAATCACTTATAACTTGAGTGTAAGCACCCATTCTTTGGGTGCTTTTTTATGTTATGAACTTCTTAACCAAATCTTAGTTGATTTTATCTTCCCTTTACCTTAGAATTACTCTGTAGTTATTCACTTTTTATGAAACTCAAAAATATTATTGTTGCCGGTCTTGCTTTTGCTCCTACTGTCGCACTTGCCGGAGTTGACCGTCTTGCTGTTGCTGGTGCTACTTTCCCAGCAACTATTTACCAACGATGGTTTTCCACTCTTGCCAAATCTGGTGGTCCTAAAGTAAACTATCAGGCAGTTGGTTCTGGTGCTGGTCGTAAGGCATTTATTGACCAAACAGTAACCTTCGCAGCAACTGATGACCCCATCTCTGATAAGGACAGAGCAAAGGTTTCTCGTGGTGTAGTTCAAATTCCGATTGTTGGTGGAACTATTGCTCTTGCCTATAACAATCCTTCTTGTAAACTGAAACTGACTCAGAAACAAGTAGTATCAGTCTTTATGGGTTCTATTGATAACTGGAAGGAACTTGGATGTCCTGGTGGTAAGATTTATGTTTCACACCGTTCCGATGGTTCTGGAACCACTGCTGCCTTTACAGAGTCACTTCAGTCCTTCTCCAAGGAATGGACTCTTGGTGTCGGTAAATCTGTAAATTGGAAAGTTGGTGTTGGTGGTAAAGGTAATGAAGGTGTTGCTGGTGTTCTCCAAACTACTCCCGGTTCAATTGGTTATCTCAACCAATCCTTTGTGAAAGGTAATCTGAAAGCAGCAGCAGTTCAGAATAAGTCTGGTGAGTTTGTTCTCCCCAGTTATGTTTCTGGTTCCAAGGCACTGAATGGTATTCAGTTAGATAAAAATCTTGCTGGACAAAATCCCAATCCTTCTGCCAGCGGTGCTTATCCTATTGCCACTTTGACTTATGTTCTTGCCTATAAGACTGGTAATGGTCCTAAAGCAGCATCTATCAGAGAAGCAATTAATTATATGTTGAGTGATAAGGCACAGGCACTTGCTGATGACCTTGGATATGTTCCTCTCAAGGACGCAATCCAATCACGAGCACAATCTGCCGTGAAACTTATTGGTGAATGATATTGAAGGGAGTTGACAACGACTCCCTTCTTTAGTATAATCAAAATAGCATTCGGAGGATTATGTCTCTTATTTCCCAGCGTGATAGAAAACTTGCTATCGAAGCATTAGAACACTATAAAACTACAATTCCATTAATCATTAACTTTGGAGAACTTCCTTCTGATATCGCCATTAAACAAGATGAACAAAAGATGATGGAAGTAAATGCTCTTATAAATTGGATTAAGTTAGAACACTATAAGAATGAAAATTAATCTGTGGTTCTGCTCCGAAATGAATCAGTGGAGGTGGACTCTCTGTGATAGTTCTCGTCCAATTCGTAAACAAGAATCTGGTCAAAGAGAAAATCTCCGTGATGCTATGAATGATATAGCAACTACGGTAGAATATATGATGAATCAGTCTTGACTTTACGGGCGATTAGCGTAGAGGTAGCGCGGATCCTTTACACGGATTAGGTCACTGGTTCGATCCCAGTATCGCCCATTATAAATACCTAAAAAGTATTGGTGTAATGGAAAAACTTTATAAATTATTAAGTGATACTCAGGCATCACTTTTTTTGCTATTCCAAAAAACTTGGGTATATCACTGGCATATTGTAGGACCTGACTTTAAACAGATTCACGATTTGTTTGGGGACCAATACGCAGAAATTCAAGAAGAAGTTGATCGTATCTCAGAACATATGAGATTTTTGACTATTAAACCTATCAGCTCTTTATCTAGAGTTCTGGAAGTATCTGGTGTTGAGGAAGCAAAAACTAATATTTCTGAAATGGAAATGATTAAAGATTTACTTGAGGGACACAAAAAGATTATAGATATGTTAGGTGAAGTTGCTGAAGAAGCAGAAGCACAAAAGTCAAGAGGAACTGTCAATCTTGTTGATGATTTAAACGAAGCACACGGCAAGTTCGTTTGGATGCTTCGTTCATTTACTGAATAATTAATTATAAAGATGGAAAACTTAAAAATTAGATGTAAGTCTTGCGGAAGTGAGATAGAAGGAAAGTCTGGAAAAACAGTTGCGTGTGGATGCCCTAATATGGCAACCATTCGCAATAATGAAAATGTTGCTGCACTTGACTTATCAAAGGTTGTTATGATAAACTATATGAGTACCAAAGAAAAGTCTACTGTTCTTACGAATGAAGACCTTGCCTTCCAAGAAGCAAGGCGTCAGCGTAAAGTAAGACGACTTGATTTTGATGTCCGTTGATAGTTTTTATTGGAAGATAGCACCGATGGTTGGTAAATCGCCTTGAAAGCGATGCCAGGTTCACGCCTGATAGTTCGATTCTATTATTTTCCTTTTAATTGAAGACTATATAAAATAACGGGGTGTAAGTCAGAGGTAGACGGTTTGCTTTGGGAGCAAAAAGACACTGGTTCGATCCCAGTCACCCCGATTGCCAGTTTCATGACTGGCACACTTGACATAAAACTCAAATCACTCTATAATAACAAGGTAAACAAATCAAAGCGATGTCTCTGACTATCAAATTCAAGAAAGATATTAGTACTCTTCGTGCCGCAGCGAATGGTGATTTTTATCTTGATGTAAAGAATCCGAAACTTTACAAGAAAGTCCGTAAGTTCTATCAAAATGAAGGAGTTATTTTTTCTGACGACCCTCTCGATAATTATGATATTCTAATCGATTATATTGTCCAAGACCTTGAGACCGTTGAAGTAACAAAATGAAAAATCTAATCGAAGTTAAGTACCAATACGCAAAATTTCCAAATGCTCTTTTGCGTAAGTTTTTTAAGACACAAGAACAAATTGATATTTTTAAGCAACAACACTCAGATTATATTTACATCAACTAATGATTCAATCTAAAGTTATTCTTGAAAAGGAAGAATATCGGTTTGTTGAAAGGGGTATTATTGAACTCAACGGCAAACCCGATTATCGCCTTCAGAAAAAAGACTATTATACAAAACGATGGAATGATATCTATCTGTTTGATAATCAAATGCAATGTTTGACTGCTATGGAAGACCATCAATATGCCCGTTGGTTGGATCCTGATAGAGTTCCTTGTTATGTAAAAGATTATGATGATGAAGACACGGAGAGTCTCTAAAAGTACTGGTCGGTGATGAACCCCCCTTTAGTCACGGAGAGACTCTAAAAGCACTGGTGGATCCAAAATGACCCCTCAATAGGTTTCCAATTTCCTTAAAAAATTGGTGGTGCGGATGGAGAATACTCCCGCCTGGTTTCTTATTTCCAGTCAAAGAATAAGTGGCGAGCCTAAAGACCCCAAAGAGGAGTTGCATAAACTCCTCTTTTTTGCTATAATTACTCTATTATATAAAAAATATATGCTTGCTAATGATGATTTGGGGAATCTGGGTAGACTTGGAAACCAGATGTTTCAATATACTTCTCTTCGTGGTCTTGCTGCAAAGCACGGATATGAGTATTGTCTTCCTCCAAGAGAAGTAGTAGCAACACGGGATCCTAATGTCTTTAATTCAGATATCACTATGTTTGAGTGTTTTAAGATTCCAGAAGCACCAAAATATGTAACAAACTTCCCGAAAATAACAGAATCATGTTTTGAATTGGATCAAAACTTATGGAATAATTGTCCTGATAATATCAGTCTTTATGGATATTTTCAGACTGAAAAATACTTCAAACACATTGAAGAAGATATTCGCACCGCATTTACTTTTGTTGATGAAATAAAAGAACCAACACAAGAATCCTTCAAATCAAATTTTGGTGATACTGAAGTAGTGTCTCTCCATGTGCGTAGGGGAGATTATTTAAAATATTCTCATCATCCGGTCCAGTCTTTAGAATATTATTCTCAAGGACTCTCTCATATGCCAGAAGATATCCCAATAATGATTTTCTCTGATGAAATTGAATGGTGTAAAGAACAAGAATTGTTTCAAGAAGATCGTTTTATTTTCTCAGAAGGGAATAGTACTGGAGTAGATCTTTGCTTGATGTCTCTATGTTCTTATGCTATAATTGTAAATAGTTCTTTTAGTTGGTGGGGTTCGTGGTTAGCAAACAGTAAAAAAACTGTAGCACCTAAAAATTGGTTTGGGATGCCGTTATCACATGACACTAAGGATCTGTATCGCCAAGGATGGATTGTAATTTGAAAAATAAGTATTGAAAAAATTTCACTATGAAAGTCAACATTCCAAGCGTAATATATTTTCACATAGCTACCATTGGAAAATATCAAGAAATTTTTGATGAAATTTATTCACAAATACTAGAATCTAATCTAATTAATGAAGTTAAATTGATAAATCTTTGCATTGTTGGTGATGGTGAATTGATCTTTCCCTCACATAAAAAAATTAAAATTTATAAAGATCCTTATATTGAGTCTGGAGAATTTTTTACTTTAAATTTAATCAAAACATTTTCAGATTCGGTGAATGAAAAGTATGGAATTTTATACCTCCACACAAAAGGAGTAACGACTCCAGATAATTTGTGTATTGATGATTGGCGTCAGTATATGACTTATTTCAACGTCAATCAATATCAGAAGTGTTTTGATATGTTGGATGAGTATGATTCTTGTGGTGTTGATTTGGTAAGTGAACCAGCGACTCATTATTCTGGAAATTTTTGGTGGGCAAATTCTTCATATATTAAACAACTTCCAACTATAGATGAAATTAAGTTTCCAAAGATTCCTCCCATACTATCCATAAGGCACAACTGCGAATTTTGGATTGGTATGGGCAATGGTAAATTAAAAAGTCTTTGGAACTCATATATAAATGTATATGAAAGACATCTTCATAGATACGATACAATGGAGTATAAAAAATGAAATTGGTTGAAATTTTGAATAAATTTAATTTAGATTCTGACTTCTTAAATGAAGGTTATACTGAAGGAGGAACTGATAAAAATAGTTATCATAGCTACATTGAAAATTTTTATGAAAAGGAATTTGAACCTTATAAAGAAAGTAAAATTGATTTATTGGAAATTGGAATAGAAACTGGTGGTTCCTTAAAACT